GCTGCACCAAGGACACGCAGCTGTGCCTTGGTGTCGAAGTTCTCGCTTCTTGACAACGCTGGTTGACCGTACAACGTGGCAACCTCCACGATGTCTCCAACGACGATGACGTCATCGTCCCAATCAGGCTTTTCGACGGTATCTTCCATGTCAACGTCGCTCAAACCGGGGACGTATCCCATCATGCTGAACATGAACGTGATCTTAGACTCTCGACCAAGGATACGTACCCACATGGCGAAGGAACACGAGCTGTTGCTGCGTGCTCTCATCAGAGAGACGCTCAAACTAACAGACCGAGATCGTGGGTTGGCACCACGTGCTCCTGTCATGCTTAATCCACTTGGACCTCCCGTGCGTGTGGAGCTCCGTGGACGCACATGGCTGACACGTTCGCAGGCTGAAGTTGAGCGTGTGATCGACGCTGGCGGAAACGTCGTCATGCGCGATGGAAAACCGGTGACAGAGTAACATGGCCACGTTCATCTCCACTCCAAACCCGACCCCGTACGGGTTCTTTGACGCAGATCCGATCTTCGCGTGGGAGGCCGACGCGTCCTTCACATGGGTGCGACGTAGGCTCGGCGACGACATCATCACAGTTGAGCTCACGAAACGCCAGGTGTGGTCAGCGTTGGAGGAGTCTTTCCTCGAGTACGGTCGACTCGTGGGTCAGAATCAGATCACGTCCCAGATGGCGTCTCTCCTTGGGATCGCCCAGGCGTTCTCGGGAAGCGTTGTCAACGGCACTCTGTCCTCATCCTACTCGATGACAGGATTGTACCCTCAGACATCGTTCGACTTCCTCATGCGGCAGGCAGACGCTTACGCCGCGTATGCTGGTCTAGGCGGTGTCTACGACACCTACGTCCTGTACGTTGACCTGGTGGGTGGCCGACAGGATTACAACCTTTACACCGAGACGAAGCGAGGCGAAGGCACGCAGAGCGGACAACCGTTCTTGAGCACCGTCCCAAGTGCGTCGATGGACAGCAAGATCCGTGTCTACGAGATCTTCCACTTCGAGCCGTTTGCTGCTCAGAACATGCTGCTCAACGCGAGCAACATCACCAACTTCTTGGCGACCGAGTTCAACTACGAGTCGTACGTCAACACGTCGGTCTTCTACGTGCTCCCTGTCTACGAGGACATCCTGCGTCGTGGAATGATCGAGACAGCACATCGTGTTCGCCGTTCAAACTACACGTACAAGATCCAAGGCAGAAACCTGCGTATCTTCCCGACGCCAAGCTCTGGCAGCTACTCGCCGTCCGGGAGACTGTGGATGCGCGTTGCCCTCAACTTCGACAACTACAGCTCCTTCAATCCAGCCTCAGCGCCGTACGGCTACGGCAACCAACTGGCTCAGGCGGCGAAGATCGCCACTCCCGGGCAAGTGCCGATCACCGTTGTCCCTCCAGCGTCGATCAACGAGGTTGGTCGACAGTGGGTGCGACAGTACATGCTCGCGATCTGCAAAGAGACGTTGGGTCGCGTGCGCAGCAAGTTCAAGACGGTCCCCATTCCTGGCAGTGATCTGCAACTAGACGGAGAAGCGTTGATCCAGGAAGCACGCGACGACATGGAGAAGTTGAAGACAGGATTCCTCGAGTTCCTCAACGCGTTGACGTACGATCAAGTCATTGATCGTGAGGCGGCGAAGGCTGAGGCTCTCGCGCGCATCATGAAGTTCATGCCGATGCCGCTCGGCAAAGGCTTGTCGATCAGGTGACGATCGCGTAGAGCATGCCCTCGACGATCAATTCGTCGATGTCATTCTCGCACAGAAACCCAGTGCTGCCTGTTGGCAACCGATCGCCTCCGCAAGACCAAATGACCTCGAATTCGATGCCTGGGCCAAATTTGATCGTATCGTTGAACCTAACGAACGCAATTTCACCTTTACATCCAACGCGTGCGTACAACTTGTCGTTGAACCTGCTCACACCGCGTTGGTTCTACCGATCTTTGTGAGCGATTCGCGTGTGCCATCCGCGTGGAAGATCACGATCTTTGTGCTAGACCAGCTGTCACTATCGAGGAGGTACATCTCTGGATCTCTACTGTAGACAGCCGGCTTGACGTCAGTGGATTCGCTGTACTGCTCGCTCCAACGGTCTCCACAACAGTCACAGTCCAACCCAGAGCTACAGCCATCGAAGTAGAGCCCAACTTCCTCAGCGCGTCGGTTGGCCTCTCTCATGTCGCGCGCGGCGATGATGACGTTCTGGCCAAAGTTATCGCTCACATCGAAACTTCCACCGCTGTTGTTCTGTCTGAAGTCGTAGTACTTGACATCTCCTGAGTCGATCGGAAGCAAATTGCTCTTTTCGATCTTACGTTCAACGATCACGTCTTTGGATTTTGCTTTTGCCATGGTGCTTACGCTCATGTGGTCGAAGCCTAGTTCGCTCGACCTACTTAGACGCGTCTAAGATGTCACGTTTTTTCATAGGGCAGCGAGAGCAGAACCTCATCTCGGATCTCACTAAAGAGCTCATCCGAGACGTGGCAGGGCAGTTCGTGTATTATTACTCGATCTCTGAGGTGAAGACGCGCTCTCACGAGATGTACAACGAATCTCCCGATAAAGTTTGGGACACCCCTGTGCAGCTGCCGGCGCTTGTGGGTTCACCAGAGACTGAGGTTCGTACCGACATATTCGGTCCTGAAACACTTCAAAAACTTGAAGTGTTCCTGCATTACCGTGACATGATCGACGTTGGGATCGACGTTTGTACCGGCGACTTCGTGCGTTGGGGCGACACACTTTACGAGATCGTCAACGTCTCACGTATGCGGAACATCTATGGTCACGCAGAGCAGCTAGACGGAATGAAGCTCTCATGTGTGCAGTCTCGCAAAGGCCAGATCGACGCACCGCAGATCGGCCCGTCTGATATCGGCTACTCGGATCCAAATGCTGTTCAAAAGACGTTTGAGCAGACGCGCGGCGAGAAAGTTCAAAGCGGAGAACCAACTGGTGACAGACGTGATCTACGCGAGAACGGCGTCTTAGAGGATCCTATCTCGGGCGTGTCCAAGACGGTTGACGATCCCACAGGCTCTGACTTCTACGGAGAAAAGTGATGACCACCCGTTTCAAATCAGGCGATCCTCGAGGCGTGCCTTCAGGTTACGCGGGTAACACGACCCCCGACAGTGTGCTTGTGCCAAGTTGTGGTCTTGAGGATCTTGATAGGGCTTTCTTCAAGACGTTGCGTGACGAAGTCAATTTCCAAGTAGGAGACGATCCTGGCAAGCAGCAGAACGTGCCGATCGTCTTCGCCGTTGGAGAGAAGTGGAGCATGCTCAAGTCTGGTCGAGCTCTACGTGATAAAAACAAGACCCTCATCCTTCCGCTCGTCACCATGCGCCGCGTCAGTGTGGAGCAGACGACGATTGACGTCACGGGTCGTGGCATGAATCAACACATTGGCGAGATTGTCGTGCGAACGAAGCTCGATTCACGTGATCGCACCTACCAGAACATCATGAACAAGCTCGGCATCCCAAACTCCGAGGATGTGCCTGGTGATCGGCTTTTTGACGAGCAAGGGTCATTGACAACGACACGTGATGGCACACGTGCAAACGAAAATGACGCCGACATCCGTGCTGGCGGGTTGCTCGCCCCTAAACTGGGGATCAACGCGTGGCAAGTCACATCGCTTCCAACACCTCAGTTCTACACCGCGACGTACGAGATCACGATCTGGGCCCAGTACACGGTTCACATGAATCAGATGCTTGAACGTTTGATGGTGTCGTACCTGCCGACTGGCAATCGCACACTGAAGATCGACACAGACAAAGGTTACTGGTTTGTCGCGTACTTTGACGAAGGCTACTCGTCAGACGACAACGCAAACGATTCGTCTGCGCAGGAGTTGATCCGCAAATACAAGTTAACAGTCAAGATTCCTGGGTACTTGGTGGAGTCCGCGTCGCCTGGCACTCCTTCTGGCTTGCGAACATTCGTTTCGGCTCCGCAGATCGCGTTCGCCATCGGTGGCGAAGGCGTTGACACTTTCCTCACAAATGGCATGCCCACCGATCCTGATCCGTATACCGCAGCCGACGACCCAGATCGTCAGTACCTTCTCACAGATCCGAGTCAACACCCGCAAACACACGTTGCTCGTACGTCAGAACGCGCTGTTGTGAACACAGTGCTTAACCCGTTCACAGGTCGTCGCGAGCCTGAATATGCGCGAGTAATCAGTCGCAACATCGCGACTGGGGAGTCTGTGATCGTTCCTGACGATGGGATCGGGTTGCGTATCATCTCTCCAAAGTGATTCGTCTTGACCATCGAGACGACTTCCTACCTCGCGTCGCGTAGTTACGTACGACGTCGTATGAACGCGCAGGAGACATCTAAGCATGGCTGAGCAGACCTTTCGTTCTCCCGGATTCTTCGAGACTGAGACTGACCTCTCAGTAAGGCAAGAATTGGGCCCGGCTGGCGTACCCGCCGGTCTCGTTGGAGCCTCTACCCGAGGCCCCGCGTTCGTGCCTGTCACGGTCCGTGACTTCGACAATTACAAGCAGACATTCGGCGATCTGGACATCCGTTACCCGTCGGCTTACGCCGCGAACGAGTTCCTCAAGCACCGCACAGCTCTCACGTTCCTCCGCGTCCTTGGCGCTGGCTCTCTCGACAATTCCGGCGACATCCTCCGTTTTCAGTCGACTGGGCAGTGTCGTAACGCAGGCTTCGTGGTCACTGGCTCGCTCGCTAACGGCGACTCGACTGGTCGTCACATGGGCGCCGTCCAGCTCCTCGTCGCGCAACACAGCTTGCGTGCCAACGAGGCGTTCGGCATGCCGATGTTCACAAACAACTCGTCCTTCGCCGGATCGGTCGCAAACCTTGTCCGGGGCGTCGTACTGCTTGCCTCCGGCACTCGCATGATGGTGTTGGACGGCAACCAGAGCGCGCAAGGCGCTTTCGGTCTCACGACTCCTGACGACGTTGCAACCGTCTCCAGCGGTAAGTTCAAGATTGTTCTTTCTTCGTCGAACGGCACGTCTTTCGGCGTCACCGATGGCAACCCAGGCGTCAAGATCTTCACAGCATCTCTCGATCCATCCAGCTCGGATTACTTCGCCAAGTTGCTCAACAGCGATCCTGAGAAGTTCGCGTCGGAACAGCACCTTGTGTACGCCGATTACGCGGTCGACGACGAGCTCGCCACGGCAACCACCGTCGCGATCGTCTCTGGTTCGAACAACACATCCACGGCATCCGGCGACACTTCGATGAAGTTCCGCGACACGTTCGGCCACTTCGACACGAAGTACAGCGCGCCCGCGTCCCCGTCGATCATCTCGCAACCCTTTGGAGCGACCGAGTACGATCTCTTCTCTGTTCAGGCGTTGGACGATGGCGAGTACGCCAACCGACTCTACAAGATCTCTATCGCGGATCTCAAGATCTCGGGTGATCCTGCCAACCCTTACGGCACATTCTCGTTGCTCGTGCGTGCTTTCAACGACACGGACTCGACCCCCGACATCCTCGAGCAGTTCTCGCAGTGCGATCTGAACCCAGATTCTGAGAACTACGTCGCACGCAAGGTTGGCGATCGCAAGGTCACGTTCAACTTTGAGAGCGAGAATCTCAACGAGCGTCGTCTTCTGAGCAGTGGTCGGTACGCCAACCAATCCAAGTTCATTCGCGTCGTCATGAGCGATCAGGTTGAGCGCAAGCTCACACCGGCGAAGTCTTTGCCCTTCGGGTTCCGCGGCGTCGAGGTTCTCAAGACCAACGACGGCACAACGGATCGCCCGGGTGTCGCCACGCTCGTTCGCCTCGCTGCAAACGTCTCTGGCAACACAATCGGAGCGATGCTCAGCGGCTCTGTCATTCCTCCGATCCCGTTCCGCTTCAAGGTGACGAAGGGTGAGGTCGCGACCGCGGGTTACGTCGGCAACCCTGGCCCCACTGAGCTCGCCTCCCCGAACTTCTACTGGGGTGTCAAGTTCGAGCGCAACACCACGCCGCTCAACCCGAACACGGTGACCGATCAGAACAGCCTCATCGCGACCCTCACGCAGTTCGCGGGCATCCGCAAGCTTGATGCGGTTGTCACTGGAACGAACGCCGACGCCCTCTGCAACAACAAGTTCAGCCTCGCACGTGTTGCCTTCGCGAACACCGCATTTGCTGACTTCACGGGTTCGATCGACGCGCACATGAAAGAGGCTTCGTACCTGCGTAACGCGACGGTCAACCCGACGACGTACACGGTCAACGACGGCACCATCTCTAGCCGACTCACGTTTGCAGCTCTCGCTGCGGCGACGTCGAGCGTTCAGTTCAACCGATTCTCTCCGTACGCGAAGTTCACAACGTTCCTCTACGGCGGATTCGACGGCGTGAACATGCTTGACAAGTCGGCTCGACGCATGCAGGACAAGGCTGTGTCGTTCGATGCTGGCGGTGGCGCAGAAAGCTCCTACGTCTCGCCAGGACTCGCACAGAATCAAGCAGGCACCGCGACGCGCAACAACGGCGTTGTGGCCTACAAGACGGCCGTCGACATCATGACGAACCAGTTCTACATCAACACGAACATCCTGGCGATCCCAGGCATCCGTGAGTCGTACCTGACCAACTACGCGGCGCAGAAGACGCGCGAGTACGGCATGGCTGTTTACCTCATGGACATCGCGACGTACGACGACACGAACACACGGCTTTACGACGATTCAACCAGCCGTCCTGACGTGACGAACACGGCGAAGGCTTTCGACGGACGCGCGATCGACAACGATTACTCGGCTGTCTACTTCCCCGACGTCTTCATCGACGACACGACCAACAAGCGCCGCGTCAAGGTGCCAGCTTCAGTGGCCTCTCTCGCAGCGCTTGCCTACAACGATCGGATCGCGTACCCCTGGTTCGCGCCTGCCGGCTTCAACCGTGCCGCGCTTGACTTCGTCAAGAACATCGCAGTGAGGCTCAACGCTGCTGACCGCGACGCGCTCTACGACGTGCGCATCAACCCGATCGCAACGTTCCCCAAGCAGGGTTTCGTCATCTTCGGGCAGAAGACGTGCAAAGCTTCCAAGAGCGCGCTCGATCGTGTCAACGTGCGTCGCCTTCTGCTTGAAGTCAAGCGTGTGGTCACTGGCATCGCTCTCAAACTGCCTTTCGAGCAGAACACGCCCACCGTCAGGGATCAGTTCGTTCGCGACGCGTCCATACGCCTCGGCCTCATTCAGACGCAAGCCGGTGTGGAGTCTTTCAGCGTCGTCATGGACGACACCAACAACACCGACCGCGACCGCGACGAGAACAAACTCAACGGACGCATCACGATCGTGCCCACAAGGACGATTGAGTTCATCAAGATCGACTTCATCATCACGAACGCCGGCGTGGAATTCGTGTGAGCCACCCGTGCGGGTTCTTCTCTGAAAAGAGTTGACCCGCACGGTAGTCTAGCTCCCACACGTACTTGAGTTCGTAGCCGAGCTCGATGATGCGTCGTTGCTTCTCGAGCGCTTCGAGGTAAAGACTGCCCATGCGGTGGCCGTTCCTTGTGTTGAGAGCGTCGGGTGCGTACGTTCGTGGATCACCGTGCCAGTAGGTGCCGAAGAACTCGTAGACCGTGTGGTTGATCATGCCGTCGGCTCTCATTCGACTGCCGACGATGCGCACTTGACGATGATCAGGGTCGTCCGGCACGCCGACGGCAGCAAGCCATTTCCGTTCGGCTTTCGATACGTTGTCGGCGCAACGAGGGCATCCTTGCTCGACGTTGATATGTTTCATTGGCTTTTGCCAGAAGGATCCATGGGCAGAGCAGACGATCTTTACGGGAGTCGAGTTGTTCACATATTTGACTTCTGAGTAGTCGTAACGTTCGCCGTGAACAGTCTTAGCTGCATCAAGGAACTCATCGGGCGTACGTTTGAACGAGCCAAAGCATTGTGGGCATCCGGCTGTCTGATGAACGTGACTGTCGTAACACTGTTGGAAGGCGCCGTGCTTGCGACAGACGATTGTGAACGGCGTCGAGGAGTTGACGTAGACCTGCGGAGGATACTCGTACGTGTCGCCGTGAATTGCTCGCGAACGAGTCACAACCTCGTCCAACGACCAAGCACGCTGCGCGCGAAGGTGTTCGTTCGTGCATTCCGGGCAGCCTGTCTTACTTCTGACGTGATCGTTAGGTGACATCCAGAATGGTCCATGTGTTGGACATGAGATTTTCCCCGGCGTCTTCATCTCAACGTACTCGAAAGCGGTGTAGTCGAAAGGCGTCGAGTGAGCTTGACGCATTCTGTCGACGACGGTGTCTAAGGCGAGCTTATTTGATGGAGCTCGTTGTGCTTCGATCTGTTGAAGTGTCAGTCGACGATGAACACACGTTGGACACCCAGAACGATTGAAGAAGTGATTGCCGTAGTTCTGGAAGAAGCTCCCGTGTTCGCGGCAGATGATCTCACCTTTGGTTCGCAAAGTTGTGTAGACGAACTTCGAGTAGTCATACGTGTCGCCGTGTATTGATCTCATACGAGAGATAACAACATCTTGATCTAACCGTGGCGGCCCGGAGCGTCCCATTGCTATGATGCTAGCTACTGAGGACCTATCAGTTAGATTCGAGAGCTGAAATTGAGACAGTCGCTTAGTTACCAAACATGGCGAACGTGAAACTTGGAAGTGCTGGTGTTACTAGTCGAGAGATAGACCTCTCCGGCCCCGTGAGCGCGCAGCCAATCGGAACGCCGTGTGGTGTAATCGGAACTTCTCTCAAAGGTCCTGCCTTCGTCCCTGTCACCGTTGGCCTGATCGAGGACTACTACGCCAAGTTCGGCAAGACCGATGGGCAGAAGTTTGGCCCGCTTGCTGTCACTGAGTGGCTGCGTAGCGCGCAGGCTGTCACATACCTTCGAGTCCTCGGCGTGGGTCAAGGCCTCAAGCGTGAGACCGGAACGAACGCTGGCCGTGTGCTCAACGCAGGCTTCGTCGCCGGCGAGCAGCTGCCAAACGTCGACAGTGGCATCCTAACCTCCAACCCTTACGCTAACTCCGGCGGATCGCTTGGACGCGTGTACATGATCGGCTGCTTCATGAGCGAGTCGCTTGGCTCGTCCATCTTCAGCTCCGCCAGCCTGCAAGGTGTTGGCTCTGTCACGCCAGGCGCCTCCACGGCAGTTCCCATGCTCCGCGGCGTCTTGATGGCTCCCTCGGGTGTCATCGTCAAGCTGTCGTCGTCCTTCACAGCCTCGGCAGCTCCCGCGTCCACCCTCGTCGCGACCGACGTTGGCTCTAGTGGCTCGCCTGTTGGCACGGTTGTCCTCGCCTCCGGCAAGCAGGAGTTCGTTCTGCTGCTCAACGGTCACAAGGGCACTGACGCAGCGTACCCCAACGTGTACACCGCGAGCTTCGACTCGACGGCTCCAAACTACTTCAAGAACGTCCTCAACAGCGATCCGTACAAGCTGCAGCAGGCTGGTCACTACCTCTACGCGTACTGGGACATCCATCCCGCGCTCGCAGTCGTGACTGGATCTGGCCTCATCAGCAGCGCTTCCTCGGCTGGCAACACCGCCGGGCTTGAGTCCGCGGCGTTCATCCTCACAGGCAGTCTTGGCCGTGATGTCGGCAGCGCTTCTACTCCGAACTACGAGAACTGGGAGGATCGTTTCTCTCACGCCAAGTCTCCTTGGGTTCTCTCGCAGCGATTTGGTGGCACGCCGAAGGCGCTCTTCCGCTTCCACATGATAGACGACGGCGCCGGAAACTCGAACAAGGTCAAGATCTCCATCGAGAACATCGCGCCTTCGTCTGACAGTCAGAACCCATACGGCACGTTCGACGTTGTTGTGCGTGAGTGGAACGACACAGACGTGAACCCTCGCACGCTCGAGCAGTACCGCGGCCTGTCCCTGAACCCTTCGGCGGATCGCTACATCGCCAAGTCGATCGGCGACATGAACGTCTTCTACGACTTCGACAAGACGACCCAGTCCCAGAAGCTCGTCGTTGACGGCAACTACCCGAACGCGTCCAACTACGTTCGCGTTGAGCTCGATGATCTCGTCGTCAACGGTGAGGTGGACTCCACTGCTCTCCCCATTGGCTTCCGTGGCATCGCTCACCTGGTGACGTCCGGCTCTGCCCCTCTCGCCGCGATCACCTCGATCGGTGGGCAATCGGATCTGATCGTGGCAGACGCGCTCAAGCGCGTCGTCCAGCCCCCGGTCCCCTTCAGGCTCAGCCTGCAAGAGGGCGAAGGCGTCAAAGCGCTTGTCAACTCGTCGCTCTACTGGGGCGTTCAGTTCGAGCAGGTCATCAGCGTGAGCAACCCCAACGCCACCAGCGTCAAGAACGACTCGCTCGCGAGCTACACTCTCTACTTCCCCAACTTCCAGACATCCAACCTGAACTTCTTGGAAGAGGGTTCTGTCGGCGTCGCTGACTCGGCTTCGAACGGCATTCTCGACGTGGATCGCTTCTGCAACAACAAGTTCACACTTGAGAACATCCGTGTCATGACCGGCTCGGATGCGAAGGCAGATCCTCAAAAATGGTCGACCGCTGTCTACGTGCGTGACGGCAACATCGCAGCGAACGCTGCTGACAAGACGCGAGCCCTCGCGATCGGTGACTTCACGCAGCCAAACCGCAAGTACCTCAAGTTCACCATGCTCACGCAAGGCGGATTCGACGGCACAAACATGTTCGATCGCGAGGAGGCCGCCATCTCCAACGTGGCTGTCACGGCCGACATGGCTGACTCCACACGCGGCCAGTCTGCAGGCGCGTCGGCCGCAGCTTACCGCAAGGCGATCGACATCATGTCTGAGCGCACCGACGTTGACATCCAGCTGCTCGCCATCCCCGGCATCAGGCATGCTATCGTCACCGACAAGGCCATCGAGTCTGTTGAACGTCGCTTCGACGCCATGTACATCATGGACATCGAGGAGTACGACACGAACGGCTCGCTCATCACGGGAAGCATCCAGGTCCCCAGCGTCATCAACACGACGACGCAGTTCAAGACACGCGCGCTCAACAACTCGTTCGGCGCCGCGTATTACCCTGACGTCGTCGTCACGGATCCCACCACAAAGAGCAATGTGATGGTCCCCTCCAGCGTCGTCGTCCTCGGTGCGTTCGCGTTGAACGACGCGAAGGCGTACCCCTGGTTCGCGCCCGCCGGCTTCGATCGTGGCGCGCTTGCTAGCACGCTCGAGACGAAGGTCAAACTGTCTAAGGACAACATGGACACGCTCTACGACGCGAACATCAACCCGCTCGTCGCGTTCCCAGGGAACACACCGGCTGGCACGCAAGCGCAAGGCGGAGTGGTTGTGTGGGGTCAGCGCACGCTGCAAGCGTTCGCCAGCTCGCTGGATCGAGTCAACGTTCGTCGCCTCATGATCGATCTGCGTCGCCAGGTGCGAGACATCGCGCTCACGTTCGTCTTTGAGCCGAACCGTGAGAGCACGCTTGCACGCTTCCAAGCAACCGTTGAGCCTCGGCTTTCACGCATCCAGAAGCAGTTCGGCGTTGAACGCTACAAGGTTCAGATCGACACAGGCACAACCACCCAGGCTGACGTTGAGAACAACACGATTCGTGGCAAGATCTGGGTCCAACCCACTCACGCGATCGAATACGTTGCACTTGACTTCGTCGTGACCAACGCCGGCGCGCAGATCTGATAGGTTCTCATCATGAACTTGAATGAAGCAGTTGCAAAGATCGTCAGGGAAGCGCTTGAACGCGCTCAACCTGACGACGCGAAGAAGCTGTCGCCATTGCTTGGTGACATGAAGCTGGACGCCTCTAACGAGATCGATGAGGCATACGGTTGGATCGATCCCAAGACCGGGCAAGAGGTGTGGGCTGATGAGGATGACGCAGACATCCGTGACCTTTACCTTGATCCTGAGGCTTTCAACGATAGTCCACACGGGAAGCTTCCGTCCAAAGACGACTTCATCGTCGCAAAACCGAAACGTGAAGCAGATCTCTCATGTGAAGTTTGCGGCGGCATGAAGAACGAAGGCACGTGCGAATGTGCCATGACTGAAGGCGATCCAGCCGATGAAGACGAAAGTTGGTTGAGTCACATCGCTTCCAAGGTGAAGAAGTTGGCGATGAAGGACGTTGGTGGACCGCAAGGTGTGTTCACACCATCGGTCAGCGTCAAGAAAAAAGGCGGACCTAGCCAAGAATTTCTCAAGTGGCAAGCCAAGCAATCTAAGCAAGCAAATGAGAGCGTGCTTAGACGCGCGATCATGAAGATCGTTTGTGAAGTGCGTGACGAGGATGAAGATTCAACGTCAGATGACTTTGGAAGGTACAGCGCAGCTGTACGCCGTGCAAAGATCGCAACCGGGAAAGACTTTTCCATGGACAATGTTCCGTCTAACGCATCGGCTCGCACGATGGGTAAGGCCGGTCCTGCAGACAAGCCACCGCCGAAATGGAAACATCCTGATCATCGTGTCGACGAGATCGAAGACGAGGATGACGGAACAAAGTGCCCTGAATGCGGTGGCCCTCCTGGAAAGCATGATCCGAAGTGTCCACACGCGGGCGAAAATCCGCCCGTGAACGAAACGCTTAGAGATCTCATCGCAGGCGTCGTCAAAGAGATGAAGCTCGGCGTCGCCGGGGGCGGTCACTTTGACTTCTCACAGAAGGACAGCGATGACGACGATGACGTCGCTTCGTTCTTGCTCAACAAGAAGGCAAAGGAAGAGGAGACTCCTCCACCTAAGAAGTCCGGCACGAAACTCTCCACTAGTCGTCGACGTTCCAAGAGTAGTAAGTTTCGCTGAAGAGCGTTACCATGGCCAACGTGGGGTTGTTCCGAAGCACCGTTGCAGCTGTGGTCTCTCACCTCAAATACAGGTTTGAGGATCTCGCAGCGGCCTCTCTCTTAGAAGAGACAATGGAAGTTCTCGTCGTGTCTGCTGCGCCACATTGGTCTGGAACGACCATCGCAGACGTGCCTGAGATGGTCAAGGAGCTCGCACGCGACCGCGACGACTACAAGCACATGGCGGAGTCGTACAGAGCACAGTTAGCAAAGGTCGAGAGCGACCTTGAGTATGCTAACAAACAAGTCGCGCTTCATTCGAGACTGCGCGATGAGGACCTAGACATCTACCTCAGTGAGCTAGAACGTTTTTTGAGACGTGGTCAATGAGTGATGCTCTTGCCGTGTTGCTCTCTTTCGTCGCTGGATGCGTGGTGACTTACACCTTGGTGAAACGAACCATTGGTACACGCAACTGGCATGATGGATACCTGCAGGGGTTCAACTACGCGTGGGACGAGAAGGCGAAATCTGATGAAGACGAACGTCTGAAGAAGCTCAAGCAGATCCGTAAGAAGAGACCACGTTTTGAGATCATCGAAGGAGACAAGAAGTGAAGTACATCGTTCGCTCTAGCAAGAAGCGCGGCCGTGGGCAGTACCTGACGTCTGCTTTCACCACTTACGGGGATCTTTTCTACTTCTACTCACGTAAACAGGGACGAGCTGATCGCTTTGGATCACACGAAGCGGCGAGTGACGCAGCTGACAAGTGCTGGCACATCGCTGATTACCGCGTTGTGAAACTCAAGGAAAAACATGGGTGACGCTCGCAAACGCGGGGACGTTCTCGTAGACTTGTATCGACTGTACGTTGTGCTAGACGTCGTTGAGACAAATCGCATACCGAACACACGACTCTACAACACGTTGATCCTGGCGATACTGAGCGACATGTACCAAGGAGAATACGCGGGTCAACATCGAGAGTGGGGCGTTGGTGTCGAGACTGATGAGTATTTGGGCAAGATGGAGTTGCCTACTACTTTATAGGCGTGACACCTGAAAATTTCGCGTACTGGCTGCAAGGATACTTCGAAGTGCTCGCTGCGGGTAACGACCCGGAGGCAGAGCTCACCGCTGAGCAGGTGGCCTGCATCAAGGATCACCTTACTCTTGTTCTAACGAAGGCAACACCTGATCGTTCTAGCGCGATCGATCCGCTTGCTGGCCTTGAGCACGTTTGCTCCCCTTCGACGGCCGCGCCCATGCCGATCACAGTGATCGAGCAGCCAAAGGTCGGTGTCGAGTTCTGGCAGGGTCGGCCACACATTGACCCTCGAGTTCGCACTTACTGCGCATGGACGGGCGGCGACAGGTTAGGTAAAAAGGTCTGTTGAAGCGGCCCGCCGCTTCCCGCAAGTTCGAAGTGGGCCAGCTGTGGGAGATACGCGGCTGGCGCAAGACCGGCTTGTTCCTGCTGCTCGAGCGATGCATCCGGACCGACCTTGACAGGGACGGGTACGAGCACCAGCGGTGGGCGTGGCTGGCTTTGTGCATCGATAGCGGAAAAACGTGTCACTTGTGGGAGAATTTCGCCCACGACCCCGAATACGTGACTAGGGTTCTGTAGCTAAGAACGTTCAGGAGAACAACCATGGAGACCGTGCTCATCGAGATCCGCGCCGCAGAAGGCGGCGACGACGCTAAGAACCTTGTGACCGAGCAGCTGCGTGCTTACGCGTGCGCCGCGCGTCGAAACGGTCTTTGACGTCGAGGTGATCGAGGAGTACGCTGGCTTCGCTTGCGTGCAAGTGACTGGAGTGGACGCAAAGCGCCTCTACGCTAACGAAGCCGGTGGTCACCGCTGGCAACGAATCCCGGCTACTGAGAAGCGTGGACGCGTTCACTCGTCGACGATCACCGTCGCCGTGCTTGACCTTAACACCTCAGTCAACACGCAATTCAACACGTCAGACGTGGAGATCGTGACGGCTAGAGGTTCTGGCCCTGGGGGGCAGAAGCGCAACAAGACGGAGAGCTGTGTCATCGCCACACACAGGCCGTCAGGCCTCAGCGTGCGCATCGACAACGAACGCTCGCAGCACCAGAACAAGGCGACAGCGTACCAGATCTTGGCCGCACGTTTGCACGAGGCTGCGGTCGAGGGCGTGAAGTCAGATCGTGACCGTCTGAGACACGATCAGGTGGGTTCAGGGCAACGTGGAGACGCGGTGAGAACGTACAGAGAGCAAGACGACCAGATCATCGATCGCAGGTCAGGCAAGAAGTCTAGCCTCAGGAAGTGGAGGAAAGGCGAGTGGTGAGCGTGGGTCAGGTTTGGGTGATGAGCAACACGATCATCCTTGTGATCCGTGACGCGTCCGTGCCAACCAACTTCGCTGCAAGCATGCCTTGGTGGCACGCGATGGATCTTGAGACAGGAAACATCCACCACTTAGGCGACGCCGCATTCGGGATGGACTCTAGCGATGAGCTCTTGTTCGAGCCTTCATGAGCTTCGTCCATTCGCTCTCCCACATCGACACGACCGTGTAACCTGCCGCTTCTAAACAAGCGTGCTTTTCTAACGTCTTGTCGTAAAGTTCCTTCATGGTGAGCCCACATTTGTGGTTGACTTTTTCTGGCGCGAACTTCGCAGGGTTGCCGTGGTAGTAGTCGCCGTTGAACTCATAGACGGTGGTGCCAACGAGAGCGTCGACGTTGAACTTTCGGCCGTTCGCTTTGACCCACACGTTGCGGTCTTTCAGATCGATGTTGAGACTGTCGAGCCAAACTGTTTCTCCCTTAGAGACAAACCGTTTGGCGACGCAGCGAGGGCATTCCTTGCCGTTCATGTGGTTGTACGGTCTGACTTGCCATGTCAATTGACATGGAATGCATGTCACCCAAACGTGTGTTTTACTGTCAACATACTCAACATTTGAGTAATCGTAACGATCGTTACCGTGAATTCTTTTGCTCTTTTCAACAAAGCTTTCAAGAGTGTGATGATGTTCTTTGCCTGAACATCTCGCACACCCTTGCCCTGCTAAGTGATTGAGCACAAGCTGATCATGCATCAGACTGCAATCGCGACACCTCCACGTGACTATGCTCTTCTGTCTCCAATGTGGATCTGAGCATCCGAGGTAATCGAACTTGTCACCATGTATTTGCCTCGCTCGCACGATGAAGCCTTCGCCGCCGTAACTCTGTTTGATGTGAGCGATCTTGACACTACATCGCGGGCATCCCGTCCCTAGCAAATGGGAGTTACCTTGTTGCTCGAAGATGTCCTTGCATGTTCGACAACGGATAGTGAGCTTGTCTTTTGCTCGTGTGTATGTCGTTCGATCGTAGTCAAAGCGTTTCCCATGCTTTATTCGTGCCTTTTCAACAAACTGCTCAAAGGTAAATGTCTGAGCGGCGGTCCGCTTGGCAACGCCGCATTCCCAACATCCTTCGCCTTTTGCGTAGTGTTTCTGTGGCTTCTGCTCGAAATGCTTCTGACACGTTCGACAAAAGATCTTTACTTTCGTTTGTTGATCGACGTAGACTGATTCGGTGTAATCGTACTTGTTGCCGTGCAACTCAATGGAGCGTCTAACGAACTCGACGCTGTTCATGATGTATCTAGTCATATCTGCTACAGATTATAGTTTGTCTTCGGAAAGTTGAAGAACGCAATATGTAAAGACAACGCCAGCAAGAGCGTGAAAAGGTTACAAAAATGGCCGAGGTGCTCGATGTCTCTAGTTTGCTTCCCAACCGCTTCGAACCAAAGCGCAAGAATCGATGGGTTCTCCAGATCGAAGGCATCGACGCCTTCCTGCTCAAGACCGTGGCGCGCCCCACGATCACGACAGAGGAGATCGAGATGCCTTTCGTCAACTCCGTGAGGTACCTCGCGGCGAAGACGCGGTTCAACACGATCACCATGACGTTGATGGACGCGATCGCGCCCAGCGGCGCGCAGCAGGTGATGGAGTGGATCCGCCTGTGCTACGAGTCCGTGTCGGGTCGAGCCGGCTACGCCGACTTCTACAAGCGTGACGTGCAGCTCAAGATGGTCGACCCCGTCGGCACCGTCATCGAGCTGTGGGACATCAAGGGAGCCTTCATCCGCAGCGCGACCTTCGGTGAGCTCACGTACGAGGACTTCGGGGCGTGTGACATCGCTCTCGAGGTTCGGTACGACAACGCTGTTTTGCAATATTGACAACGATATCATCCACTTACTGTGGATGTACATGGAGGCTTGCCAGGTGACTGTGCGAGCCTCTTTCGTTTAAACTGCCGAGAGTGCCGTCATCCGCTCGGGAGCTGTAGCCTGAACCTGTGTCCTGCTACAACGCTCCCTACGGCTCCGTCTGGCGCCTGAACAAGTACGGCCCTGACCGGATCTACTACCTGGTTGGATCACGTTGGAACCCTGTGGCCGGAGCGACGTTGTCTGGATCTGGAGAACGGGTGTCTCGCAGGCTTCTCGTCTAAGTCTGCTTTCGACGAAGAGGCCGTGGAGCTCGCGTGACACCTTACGATGCTCAGACAGGCAACGTGTGGGATTTTGAGGGCGAACTCTTCATCATGCTTGATGTGTTCATGAGCGATCTGCCGTACAGAATGTACGTCAGTCTTGACACTGGAAAGTTCTGCTGGATGGGTCGCCACTCAGCACGTGATGACAATAGCGAGTTGGTCACGTGACCCCTTACCACGCTCCAACTGGCTCTGTCTGGGAGATGCCTCTGACAATAACGAGCTACAGCACGAGAGGAACGATCTTCGTCGTGCTTGATGGGCATGTGAAGTTTGGCGAAAATAGTGTGTACCGACGCTCGTTCAACCTCACGAACGGGAGTCTGATCCCGTTTGGGGAAGGGTCCTGGATCGACAACGATGCAGCGAGGATCGCGTGAGACCGTTCGACTCCCCTAACAACACCGTCTGGGTGTTCGAGAAGGACACCCCAGAAGAAGACATCTTCTTGGTGCTCGCAGAGTACTCGGATCGCGTGCTGAACGAGCATCCCGGGAAGAGCTTTCGCAAGCACCTAAGCCTCACGTTCGGAGACGTTGGGTGGTTCGCTGAGGAGTCGCACGTGAACTACAAGTCGAAGGAGATCAAGTGACACCCTACGAGGCTCCTACAGGCTCGGTGTGGCAGTACCAGTTCAACCGCGCCACACATGACAAGACAGAGCTGTTCGTCGTGCTCGACGGGTTCGTCTCAAACGGCGTAAACGAAATGCATCAGTGGCGCAGGGTGTTCTGGTTGGATCGTGCGTGCGTTGGATCGGTGACGTTGTCTTCCGTGCTCAACCAAAACTCCACAAGGGTTGATTGACACATGGTGTCTAGCAGCGTGTTCATCGTCGGCAGCGTCTGGTGCTACCACGACAAGTACACGTTCGTCATCTTGCATGACGATCGCATGCTGTGTCTGTGTGACGAGATCGGCAGAGAAAAAGACGATGGGAAGACGTTTCGACTCGACAGCGGATTCTTCTCGGTCAGCGTGAGGATCGCGTGAAGGCTTACGACGCTTCGACAGGCAGCACATGGAAGTGTGATGGCAAGTATGAGATCATCTTTCTCTTGTTGGACGGTCACGTTGATGTGGTCACTACGCGTTCTAACCAAAGAAAGTCAAGGTTAGTCAGCATGCCGTTTCGGAACTACCTGGATCTAAACACGGGTAGAACGGGTCAATTCTCTCAAGACTCGCTGATGAACAAGAAGGCCAGACGCGTGAAGTGATGAGCCTACGTAAACCCATGTCATCCTTCACACGTTCCCCTCTCCCAAGGTTCGAGGAACGTCTGCGTGCTCTGTGTCAGCGCGTTGCCCCACGGCCAGTTTTACATGGTGAGATCGCGATCGAGGTTGGGTGTAGCCTCGAGCAGGTCACACGTCAGATGGAAGCGTTCCTTGACGCAGGAACATTTCGCTACGTCAGCGCTGAAGAGTTGAAGGCGCGAGCGCTTGAACCACGTGCCATCGCGTACATGCTGATCAGGTAAACTGTCTCTTGGGTGTGACCTCTGGGCACCTTTTTCAAGCTGCGCGCTAAGGTACCTCTGACAGAGGAATACCAATTGAGCGATAAGCGAGAGCAGAAGAACCAGGTTTTCGGCGAGGGCATGCCCTCTCACATGAACGTTGCGCAGGGCATCCAAAAGATGTCTGTCGCTGAACGGATGAAGGCGGAGTTTGGCATCGTCGTCCCTGCCGAGCTCGTGACGCTTCCGTCGAAGGGCGTCCTGTACTCCATGGAGAGCGGACTGCACCGACGCACACAGCTAGAGGTCAAGGCGATGACAACCCGTGAGGAGGACATCCTCACGAGCACCGCGTTGATCAAGAAGGGCACCGTCATCACGGAGCTCATCAAGTCATGCGTCATCGACAAGTCGGTCGACATCGAGCAGCTCATCTCGGGTGACCGTAACGCGCTCATGATCGGCATCCGCGCTACGGGTTACGGCTCCAAGTACAAGCCGGAGATGGAGTGCCCATCCTGCAAGACGAAGCAGGTGAAGGAGTTTGACCTCTCGCAGCTTGCTGTCAAGGAGCTTGAGGTGGAGCCGGTTGCCGAAGGTGTCAACGAGTTCGATTTCACGCTCCCTGTCACCAAGGCACGCGTGACCTTCAAGATGCTGACTGGTCGAGATGAGGAGGAGCTCGTCACCGCGCAGGCACGCAAGAAGAAGCTGATGGCCTCGCCGATCGACACCCACGTCTCTGACCAGATCAAGAGCGCGATCCTCAGCGTCAACGACAAGAGGGATCGCGCCAACCTCATGTTCTTCGTCGACAACATGCCAGGCCGTGACTCGCTTGCACTGCGCGACAGGATGAAGACGATCCAGCCTGGCATCGACATGACCCAGCTCTTCGAGTGTGACAGCTGCGAGTACACCGAGGAGGTGCAGATCCCCATCGGGATCGAGTTCTTTTGGCCTTCAGCCAGGTGACAAGGAACTAGTCGTCCTTGAGCCGTTCTTCCTTATGAAGCACCATGGTGGGTGGAACTGGGGCGACTACTACGACTTCCCGATCGCTTACAAGGAGTGGTACCTGAACCGCCTTAAGAAGGAGATCGAGAAGCCTGGATCCAACCCTGACGAGGCACTTGGACCATCCACACCTCAGCGACGTATCAACTTCGCGCAGCTGGAGAAGGCTTTCGGCGGCGACAAGGATCGCTAACTCAACGGACGTTTACTTAGGACACATGGAACCCACCTGCCTCGCCAAGATCATCCGACGTTTCGCGGCGAGCGCCGCCCTGACAGGCAAGCTTCCTTGCGACGTGTACGGAACTGTCAAGCAGTTGGAGGCGTTCTCAGAAGCCTTGTACGTCACACGCGAGTTCGACAGGATCCTTTGCGAGAGCGAGGAGCTTGACGTTGTCTCGAAGGCGTTGACCGTGAAGCGCGCAGCCGCCGCTCGCTTCAAACGTGAGTTTGGCGTGAAGTGGCCGGCCTGAGGGTCTAGGTGGCACGCGAAGTCGACAGCATCGGCGTCCAGAAGCAGCTCAACGCTCTATTTGAGAACCGGCTAGGCGTCGAGAACCAGATCCTCAACACCATGCAGCAGGAGCTGAAGGTGGCAATGCAGCTGCAGGCTGTGATGAAGGATCTATCGGCTGAGCAATTGAACGACCAGCTTGGAGAAGCCAACAAGGCGTTCGAGGCGTTGGCGTCGAAGGCGACAGAGACCGGCGACATCGGCGCCAAGTCGATGGACGCGATGAGCAAGAGCACCAAAGCAGTCTCCAGCAACGCTGGCATGCTGCAGAAGACGTTCGGCGGCATCGCCAAGGTGATGGGCAGCTTCCAAAGCACGGCACTTGGAGTGCTTGGGTCGATGCTCAAGATCGGCAAGGCGATCCTCTCCATCCCGCTGGACATCTTCAACAACCTCATGGCGGACGCCGCGGCCATGTCCGGCGACCCGTCGTTCGGCAAGGCGCTGGAGGCGATCCGCAAAGATTTCGGCTCGTTCCAAGAGGACGTGTCCAAGAACATCGTCGGCGCCTACAAGACGGTGAACACGCAGCTCCAAGCGATGTCCGGCCTGAGCGTGTGGCAGGTGTTCGAGACGCCGGCTGAGCAGCTCAAGTACCTGCACGAGATCGCCAGCAAGGCTGGGCCGATGATGCATAAGTTCGGGTCTGAGATGGCGGCCGCTGGCGGCGCGATCACGGTCTTCGACAAGGGCATGGGCATCGGCGCCGAGAACATGAAGGGCTTCATGACCCGTGCAGCGGTGCTTGGCACCGACATGCAGACGCAGCTCACCAGCGTCGGCAACTACGCTCTTCAGATGGGCAAGGCCTTTGGCCTGTCATCGAAGACCATCTCCAGCGCGATCGGCGTGATGATGAAGGACGTCAAGAACTTCGGGTCGCTCACTCCAAAGGAGATGGCGACCGCGACGGTGTACACGCAGAAGCTCGGCATCGCGATGAAGGACATCCTTGGCACCATCGACAAGTTCGACAACTTTGACAAGGCAGCAGAGAGTTCCGCCATGCTATCGCAGGCATTCGGCGCGACCGTCGACGCGTTCGCCATGATGAACGAGCAGAACCCGGCGAAGCGCATGGACGAGATGCGCAAGGCGATGTCGGCGGCAGGGCAGACGAGCGAAGGCATGACGCGTCAGCAGTTGAAGCTGCTCGCGTCCACCACTGGGTTGACCGAGGAGGCCGCGCAGCTCGCCTTCTCGACGAAGAACCAAGGGCTCACGTACGAGCAGGTGCAGAAGCAGGCCGGCAAAGCCGAGAGCGCGCAGATGACGCAGGCCAAGGTCATGAAGGGCCTGTCCGACAACATCGAGCGTGTCGTGCGTTCCGGCGAGCAGATCGCTGGATTCTGGAAGAACTTCGTCGCTGGCTTCGAGCGCGGGTTCAAGATGACCAGCGAGTACCGCGACCTCATGTTCACGTTGAAGAACGCCATGCGACAGTTCTACGTGGCTGGCATGGAGGTCGGTCAGATGTTCATGAAGGTGACGCCTGGCATCTCAGAATCTTTCAAGTCACTCACCGCGGTGTTCTCCGCCGACAAGATCAAGAAGCTGCTGTTCGGGTTCACTGGGCAATTCGACGCGATGAACACTCGTCTTGGCGGCGTCGTCGGTGGGTTCAAGAAGATCTTCCAAGGCAACCTGGAGGAGGGTTTCGACACGATCAAGCAGTCGTTCGCGAGCTTCTTCACGTCGGCTCAGACGGGGCCGATCCTGAACGGCATGATGAAGTTTGGGCAGTTTTTGGCTAAGAGTTTGGGCGAAGCTCTGTCAGCAGTGGCGAAGAACGCACCGATCTACATCGACCAACTCACGGCCTTCATAAAGAACCCACAGGGCTTCATCGACAGCATGAAGAGAAGTGGGGGAGAAGCTGGCGGCATGTTCAAGGCGATCTTGCTGTCTTTCGACAAGGGTTTCAGCAAGAACGGGCCTGTCATGAAGAAGTTGAAGGACTCGCTTGAGAAGCTGTTGACCGCTGTCTGGGAGATGATCAAAGAGAGCCCCATGATCCGTGAGGCAGCGAAGGATTTCTTCCTGTTCAACCTAGGCAAGATGATGATGGGCAACATCGGCGGGTTAGCCAGCGCCACCACCAACATCGTCGGCATGTTCAAGAAGTCAAGCGACGCTGCTGCGGCCGCCACCAAAGAGATGACCAAGGCTGGCGAGGCCGCGACGAAGTCTGCTGGCGAGATGGGCAACGCGGCCGGTGGCGCGACAAAGATGCAGTCAGCCATGGGTGGTCTCAAGGCCGCGGCTGTTGGCCTTGGCGTTGGTCTGGCTGTGTACGAAGGCATTCTTCACTCGGGCATGGCGACTTGGGATGAGATGACCAAGAAGTGTGATGAGGCTGCCAAATCATTTCTCAAGTTTCGAGAAGAACAAGCACGTGTATCAAAAGGCGGAAAAATTACTCAAGAAACAATGGATATTAGCGCCAAGACAGCCGGTGATGTGACTGAAGAAGTGTTGAAAGCGTCACAGAAACTTGCTGATCTTGAAAAAAACGCTAAACTCTCTGGAAAATACAATGTTGGCGGGGAGACCTTGAATAGATTTTTCAAGTCATCTGACTTTGAAGCCGCGAAGGCAGCGTTGGAAAATGCGCAGGCACGTGAAAAAGCTTATTACGAAGGCCGTGGAGAATTGGACAAGAAACTTCTAGCACAACGTCAAGCGACGGCAGCTGAAGGGGCAAAATCTCTGTTGGCAGGATTCGAGTTTTCTCCTGAGGTCCTGGCTCAGATTGATAAGTCACATCAGAGTCTTGAAGATCAGTTTGATAAGACAGCTGCTGGTATGGCGAAAAAAGCTCCAGAGTATGAGGCTAATCGCAAGAAGTTCATGTTAGAAAACATGGCGAAGATGGGTCAAGACATCGAAAATCACATGCAAGCCAATGGGGTAGAGATCCAAAAGCTTGCTGAGAAACAAGCCCGTGAGATCGTTGGGGCTCAAGCAACAGCCGAGCGATTTGCGGAACAGGTCGCCGAACAGAAGAAAACGATCACCGCTCAGAAAATGGCGGAAGCGCCAAGCAACGCCGGAGGACTCAAGGTTGACATTGAAGGCCTCATGTCGCAGAAACGAACATTGGAAGAGAACATCGGTGGGCTCACCAAGTTCGTTGAGGGTGGCATCATCGCGAAGCTCAACGTGTCCCTCCCAAAGGCTGGCGCGGCGCTCGATGAGTTCAACACCAAGCTCTCCACATCCACGTTGAACACCGCCATCTCGGCGACTCAAGGCATCGTCAAGAGCATCAACGAGCTCAACACCATCATCGGCTCCGGCGACAACGCCTCCATGAAGATCGGCGAGAAGCTCCAACGCTTCGCCAACAACTCCGGCCTTGGCAAGACTGGCAGCTACGAGATCAAGAACAAGGGCATCATGCTGAAGCTTGATCTCAAGATCACGATGGACGCCGGTGAGGTCGAGAAGGCCATCGTTCTGCGTAAGGAGTCGATCCTGTTCGACGCTCTGTTTGACAAGACAGCCGCGCTCACACCTCAGCATGAAGCCTCCATCAACGCGGTGAACGCGGCAAAGGGTGGCACGTGAGCGACGACGCGCGTGTGAAGGGCATCGTGGACGCTGTGAAGCAGGACGACACCTACAGCCAGGTCGTCGCCGAGCTGTCGGAGTCGGATCGCGTCGGCGTGGAGGCCACCGTGCAGGGTGTCGCCGCCATCCTCGGCCCGCTCATCGAGACGCTCAGCGGTCTGGAGCAATCCGACGAAGTGATGGCCTTGGTACGCGCTCGCCTTGCCGAAAAGATGCGCGTCGGTAGTTAGCTAGCGATGGCTCGTCGCGTCAACATATTCGGTCAACCGCTCTCGTACGACGTCGGCGTCGTGTACGTCAACGGCGTGCCGCAGGATCGCCAACGTCCGATCGAGACCGAGAGAGACGACGTCAGCACAGCCACAAAGGACACGGTCGTCAAGTACGTCAAGGATCTGACGCATGGCGTCGAGGGCAACCACTCCAACGCGAACGCCTACCCGGTCGGTGGACAGGCAAGCGTTATCTCTGTAGTGGGCAACGACGGCACGACCCCGCCGCTGTCCACGATCACGAACGCGGACGGGCAGTTCGCGCAGCCTTTCACGAGGATGGGCAACATGGTCGCGGGTCACGTCGATGACGTTGAGCCTGTCGAGTTTGACGTTCCTCCTAGCGACCTGATGCAGACGTACACCGGTGACTCCTCCTTCGTCAAGAAGGGTAAGTCGAAGAGCGGAGAGGTGGACGGTCACCAACTGCTCGCTGACAAGGACGTGAACGTCAACGAGAAGGTGCTCTCGCAGTACGTCTCGCCGATCCTCTCCAACAACCGCTTCAACTCGAATCGCCTGATGTCGTCCATCGACGGGCACGACAAGAAGTTCAACCCTGACCACCCACCCGAGGGCCTTGGCAGCTACAAGAAGTACGCCAAGGTCGGCACAGACATGTCTGACGGGCAGTTGGCAAACGTCGGCCCGATGCTCACACTCAGGGCCACCAAGGAGCTCAACTCCATCGCTCGTGAAGGCTACGGCCAAGACGGGCCTGACGGCTCCGGCGCTAAAGCGTCGTCGCTGCTCCCCGGCCTTGCGCAGGTAGGCGCGGCCCGTGTCTCAACCAGTGACCTAGAGGTTGAATCCGTGCTCAAGGCGCTCATCGCCGGCGAGACCGACCCGGTCAACATCACCGACGGATCGAGCGGCCCACGCGTCGTCGTCTCGATGAACTCGTCGTACGGCCAGATGAACAACGTGCTCGAGAAGTTCTCGGGCCTGCTGCCACTCGGCATGGTCGCCGCCGGCGCCGCGCTGTCCATCGTCCTCAACATCGCGCTCCAGGCGATCCTCGCGATCTTCCTGCTCATCACGAACGCGAGCAGCTCCAGCTCGACGAAGCGCGACGACATCGGACGCTTCATCCCTGGCAGCTCACGTTACAACCCAGCCTTCCGCAAGATCTCGTTCCCTCCGATCCCGCTGCCGGCCAAGTTGTTTGGGCTCTTTGAGACCGTGAACCCGTTCGGAGACGCTGTACGTGAGGGCATCAAGGTGTTCTTCGGTGGCAGCATCGGTGGGTCGCTCACTCAGGTGCTCGAGTCACCCGGCTTCTACGTCGTCTTCTGTCGCAACATCGTGCGATCCGCCGTCGACCTCGTGCGCGGGCTAGAGGATGTTGGCACCGGCAGCCCGATCGCGGTCGCGGAGAACATCATCGCCTTCATCGATGTCATCAAGTCGTCGAAGGTGGTCGCGGCGATGAACATGTTCGCTCAGATCGGCGACGTGTCGCTGCTGAACCGAGACGCTTCGCAGATCGACAATCTTGAAGGACTCGATGCGATGCGCAATCGCAAGCCAGACAGCCTTGCGTTGTCGTGGGGTGCAGCGTCGACAGCAACAACATTACTTCTGCCAAGTAATGTTGCAAAAGCGATGATGGGCGGTCGACCTGGACTTCTAACTGCGATGCTGTCTAACAAGTCAAATATCGAGTATACTGACTCAAATAGACTTTCAACAGCACAGGTGGAAGCCGCAGAAGATGCTCTCAACGCTGAGTACTTGCCTTTCTACTTCCACGATCTACGCACAAATGAGATCGTGTCTTTTCAAGCATTTCTAAGCAACCTAACCGAGAATTTCGCCGCGAACTACGACAACATCGACGGTTACGGTCGGATCGACACGGTCAAGATGTACAAGAACACGACCAGGAAGATCTCCGTTCAGTTCATCGTCGCGGCGACAAACAAGGATGACTTCGACGCGATGTGGGTGAAGATCAACAAGCTCACAACGCTTGTCTACCCACAGTGGTCTAAGGGCACACTTCTGGACGATGGAGATGGCAGTCATTTCGTGCAGCCGTTCTCACAGATCCCCACGGCTTCGCCGCTCATGCGCATCCGCGTCGGTGATCTTTGGACAAGCAACTACAGCAAGTTCTCGCTCGCTCGCATCTTTGGACTTGGTAGCGATGACACTTTCAAGCTGAAGGAGTTCACGCACGCAAAAGACGACAAGGTGAACGAAAAGATCACTGCGATCAAGAACGTTGTGGAGCAGATCAGCAACTTAAACGGAGAACTCAAAGTCGGCAGCGAATGGTTGCTTGAACCAGGGGACTACGACGCAGCGATTGACAAGGCTGCATTCGGGATATCGTTGTCACCTCCCGCCGCACGCGTGACTGTTCGCCTTCGAACGTACACCGGTGTGAAGATCAGTAAGGTGCAAAATAGTAACGCTTACACCGTCGAGATCGTGGACAAGGACAAAGAAGGGTTGCCGGCACGTGTCAAGGATTCAAAGTTCGTTGTTTCACGATCGCATCTAAGTTTCTCGAACCGAACATTGTTCACGTACGGTGTGAGTGAATCCTTCCTTGACGAAGATCCCATGTCGACGAATGAGAAGTCGGCCACAACCACGAAACTGAGCGATTTCTTCTCGTCTAAGAACAACGCCATGGTCATGGCTTACGAGTCGTCGAAAGGTCGTGGCCTCGCGTGCATGGTTGAGAGTCTTGACTTCGACTGGTTTGACGGCGGCAACGTCATGTGGGAGACTGGCATCGCTGGCTCTCGAGCTCCTAAGATGTGCAAGATCACTATGAACATGGCAGTCGTCCACGACATCGCACCAGGCATCGATGCCTCTGGGTTCAACCGTGCTCCGGTCTACAACGTTGGCGCTCCAAGTAACGCGATGGGCGGACGTAACCCGAGCAACGATCTCAACAACTCAGACGAAGGCAAAGCCTTTGAAGCAGCAAGCAAGAAGCTTAGGAAGACGCTCATCTAATGGCATTCTCAAGATACCGTAGAGCACCGTTGCTCGATTTTGGACGTCAATACGGCACGAGTCGTGCGCATGAGGTCATCCGACAAGCGATCAAAGAAGGTCGCTTGCCATTCCAGTCGCTCACGCTCAAGGAAGCGCAACGTCTCGATCACCTCGCAGGTCAATACTACAGCAACGGTCGTTATTGGTGGGTGATCGCTGCCGCGTCAGAAATTGGATGGGGCCTCCAAGTCCCTGCCGGAACCTTCATTCGCATCCCAAAAATCGAGGATGTCGCGCGACTGATCGCTTGAAGGAACCATGTCTGAATCCGACAACAACTTCAACCTTCTGCAACAACTGTACAAGATCGTTCAACCAGCCGATCTCGTCGGTCGGTACCGTGTAGAGAAGTTCTCTAAAACAAAGCAAGAACCCAACGAGATCGGTAAGATCTTGAAGATCTTCGTTGACACATGCGATCCAGGCGGATCTGGTCTCCTTCTTTTCAAGGAGATCGAAGAAGCAGTGAGCGGGTTGAAGCTCGCTGACGAGGTAAAAGGCAAGCAACCGTCCGTCAAGATCTACGACAGTGCGGTAGTGGATAGTGTGCTTAGCTCGATGAGCATCAAAGACGCTCGTTGCAAGCTTGGAGTCATCTCTTTGAACACGCCGATGCTTGGCATCTCGCTGCGAGACACAAACCGCATTGGTGTGTTTCTCAACGCGATCCCGTCGGTGGAGTTGAGTCGATGTGTTCCACGTCTTGAAGTTAACTTCGGACTGATGTTCCCCGGAGAGCCGCCCGGAGAATCTAGAGAGAAAGCAGCTGGACTATCCGCACGTTCACCTACGCTCCTTCGGTACCTCAACGGCTCAGCTGACGCGTACGGATCCGCTGACATCCTGTCGGCGAAGGGTAGCGTTTCGAAGCATGACCTCTCGTCTAGAACCAACGACAAGACCACCAAAGACAAATGGAAGGAGTCGTCGTACGTGACGTCTGGCATGGAGTTGTTCACGTCACCTCAGACGTTGACGTCACCAGACAGCACGTTGCAAGCCCGCGCTGTCCCTGTCCTCGATCGCTTCGCCTCGCTCATGTCGATCGAGTCGTTGGAGATCACGTCAACGCCAGCTGGCGGCATGCAGATGAACAAGACGGCGAAGCTGAACATCACGCTTCACGATCGCTCCAGACTGCACGAGATCGCCACGCTCGTCCGACCCGACGCGTACAGTCGCACGACCGTTGCGTTGACGTACGGGTGGTCGCACCCGGATCGCAGCGGCAACAACCCGATCGCTGATCTCCTAAACCAGATGGTTGTCCACGACGAGAAGTACAACATCGTAAACTCCTCGTTCAGCTTTGGCTCGGGCGGCGGTGTGAAGATCATTTTGCAATTGTCCATGAAAGGGCAAGCTGAACTCGCCGTCGTCAGGATCGCTGAGAGTCAGGAGTTCATGAACCTGAACGTGGAGTTGCAACGCCTGTCAAGCGCCATCCAGGACGCTCGCATGCACGTCCCGGGACTCTCAAAATCGGAGCACTTCAAAGAGGAACTACGTGTCTACCAGATCATCGACGCCGCCGCCGACAACGCGGAGCTGGCTAACAACTACCTTCCGAAGGACAAGAACCTGCTGCGACAGCTCATCTCAAGCTTGCAGAAAGGGTCACAGAAGCATGGTGACGGCACAACGTTCGACAAGCTGAAAGACGTGCTCAAGGACATTGAGTCGTTCTACGACACGTCTGGCAAGAGGGACAAGCTCGTCAAGGGTAAGAACCCGCGTATAGACGACCTGCTTGGCAAGAAGTTCCAGGTCATGACCGGTTGGAAAAACGTGGAAGGGAAGTACGCAGGCGCGAAGGATCCGTTCTTCTGGAAAGACGCTCCGTTCTGGAAGGAAGGATCAACCAAATCAGAGTTGGCCGAGATCCAAGCGTGGATAGACGGCAAGTCTGAGTCTCCCACAAGGTACGTGTCCCTCGCAAAGCTCTTGCTGTTCTACGTTGGACACCCGCTGCAAGCCTTGGGTGAGATTGATGAACTGCAGTTCGTCTACTACCCGTTAAACGCTGAAGCAGGTCTCGCCGGTGGAACGAACCTTGCAGGATTCCCGGTTGAACTCCAGTACTTCAAACAGGTCATGGCGGAGCACGCTGATCGCAAGAAGAACGCGAACTTCACGATCCAAGAGTTCGTGAGACTGCTGGTCGACACCGTCGTGAGCGACGTCAGACACCCTGCGTACGGCATGCGCGAGATGTACGCCCCCCGTCAAGCGAACAAGCCGGGTGATCCGCCGCCGCCTGCGCCAAACGTCAGCGCTAGCGTTCTTCAAGATAAAGCGAACGACGTCGCGAGGAAGTGTGGTGGCGTCTTCCGCAAGCCTGTCGTCGAGATACAGATCGAATGTCGCGGTGGACGTCCGCTCAAGGTGGGAGAGGTGCAAAGTGACAAGAGTGGGTTGCAGATCATCCGCATCCACATCTACGACAAGCTAAGCAGCGCTTACGAGCCTACATTGAAAGTCCTGCAGTTGCAACAGGGACTTGAGAGCTTGACAAGGGATGACACTCCAGCCTTTGCTCAAGTGAAGGAGCTCGCGAGCCAGATCGGCCTTGACCTCACCAGAAAGAACTTCAGTCAGAGCGAACTCAAGCAGTACATCTCGCAGGTCGTCCCCGTGCTTCAGTACGGTGGCAACTCAAGTGGCATCCTTGCCGCGACGATGGCCAGCATGCAGAACCCTGACCTTGCGACCGTGAACATGCAACGTGCGATGGGCCAACCGTACAACTCGGAGCCAAACGGCTCCTCCGTTGGCGCCATCCCGATGCGCGTACAACCGTCGACGTTAGACCTCACGCTCTTGGGTTGCCCGCTGCTCAACGGAGCGCAACAGTACTTCGTCGACTTCAACACGGGGACAACCGTTGACGATCTGTACACGGTTGTCGGGTTGTCACATCGCATCCAAGCCGGGAAGTTCGAGTCGACGGCGAAGTTGACCCCGATGAACGCTTACGGATCGTACGAGTCGATCGCTTCCAAAGTGAAGAAGATTAGTGGTGTGCTCGACGAGCTCGTTGCGAAGACGAAAAACTCTTTGAAAACAACCGGAAAGTAACGCATTAGCCTCACGGCATGATCGGCCTCGATCGAAGTCACAACGGGTTGGACAGGCACCTCGTCTTGGACAACGGGAAGGCGACGTTCGCCGTCGAGCGTCCATTGTCATGCGATTGGATCGGCCTCGCGCAGGATCACAACGATCCGCATTGTCTGCTCACCCTTTTTGAGCTCGAAGGTAAGAGCGTTGACACGAGCGTGCCAGAAAGGTTCGTCAAGCTCGGTGAGCAGATGGGCAAGGCTCCGTGGGAGCTCGTCCACCCGACCAGACGCCTCTGGTGGGGCGTTGACAAGCTCAAAGATGCCAACGCTCTCGTCGCTGACTGCGATCGCTCCTATCACCGTGACGTGTTTGCTCCGTCGACCGCTCTGTTCGAGCGTCTGACCTCGTGGAGGGTCGACCCCGCGATCGCTGACACAGACGATCCGATGGCAGCTTCATGCTTGTTTGAGAACGGCTGGACGGCTCCCCCAACGTACAACCGCTTCGGCACGAGGACAGGTCGCCTGACCGTCGTTGGAGGTCCAAGGGTGCTGACCGTGCGTCAAGCCACGCGCGAGTTCTTCTTGGCCGTGGACGACGATCATCTCATGGTCGCGTTTGACTTCTCGTCGCTCGAAGCACGTGTTGCCTTGGGGCTCGCGGGCAAGGACGTCCCTGTCGACGTTGACCCGTACTCTATCATCGCGAAGCTCATGAGGATCAGCGATCGTGACGAAGCGAAGAGCTCAACGTTCGCCGCCCTCTACTCCGACCCAACTGACGCGAACCAACGTGACCCTCGCGTGTCCACCGTCCGTCGCATCTTCAAACTGGGTGAGACGTTCGCGAAGCTCAAGCGCTCAATGGACGTCGGCTCGCCAGTGAGGAATCTCTACGGTCGCGTGATCCCTGACGCGACCGAAGCGACTCTCTACAACAACTACGTGCAGTCAACCGGCTGCGACGTGACGTTGCTTGGCTTCACACAGTTGGAGCAAAGCCTCAGTCGGCTTGGTGTCAAGCCTCATTTCCTCCTCCACGACGCGCTCTTCGCGAGCGTTCCCGTCTCCAGTCTGAGGGAGGCAGCTCAGATCGCTGCTCAAGGTGTGAAAGTGCCAAAATTCAAACTTCCTTTCCCTATCAAGGCCTCAACGACTAGCGGGAGACCTATCGTCTGACGCAATGCTGAGCGAAGAACAGATCATCCAAAACTGGGAGAAATTCTCCTCACTCCTGCTCCAAACGGGCGACCACCGAATTGAGGGCATCCAGGCGATGCTGGATCACTTCGGAGACCGTCTTGTGACCGCCCCTGCGTCCTCACGTACGGAGTATCACAACTGCTTCGTCGGCGGGTTGGTTGACCACTCGTTGCGTGTTCTCAAGAACTGCTCGAGGATGATCAAGGTGTCCCCGGATGTCTACAAGGATATTCCGGAGGAGTCGGTCGTCTTCGCGGCGCTGCTCCACGATCTCGGCAAGGTCGGAGACATCGACAACGACAGGTACCTGCCGCAAACCAACAACTACTACCGCGAGAAGGGCAACCTTTACGAGATGAACCACGCGATGGACTACTCGACGAACGCCCACGCGAGCGTGTTCATCCTTCAGCACTTCGGCATCAAGACGACCTGGGGCGAGTGGGCCGCCATCCTCCTCAACGACGGGCCTGTGCTTGTGGAGAACAAACCGTACTGCATGAAAGAGCCAGTTTTGGCCTTGCTCGTTCATCAAGCAGACAGACTTTCGTGTGAGCAGGAAAAGCGACGCTGAAAGTTCAGCTAAGCGCTTGAACGGACTATAGTTAGTGGTACCTGCGACGGATGATCGTAGGTCAAAACATACCCTCAAAACATCCAAGAAAACGCAATAACGCAAATGGCAAAAGTAGACATCGCAGCACTTCGTAAGCGTCTCGAGCAGATCGGCGGCACCGGCGGTCGCGCCGGCGGAAATGGGAACAAGTTCCCCCGCTGGATGTACGAGAAGCCCGGCACGTACCACCTCCGTGTGATCCCCTTCGAGAACGTCGACCCTGGCGTCCCGTTCCCCATGCGGATCGTGTACTACGGCATCAACGCCAAGGGTGGTGGCATGATCGTCTCGCCTGAGAACGCGGGCAACGAGGATCCGATCAAGAACTTCCGCATCAGCCTGTACAACCAGGCGAAGGATCAGGCTCCTGCGCAAGCGGAGGAGACCAAGAAGATGGCGAGCCTTCTCAAGGAGAAGAGCGTCAACAGCGTGGCGATCGTCGACCGCTCGAACGAGGCCGCCGGCCCGCAGATGTGGTCCCCGAACTACACCGACGTGAAGCAGCTCGAAGGCCTGTTCCTCACGGACGCCGGCGACTACACCGACGTCGCGGAAGGCTGCGACATCACCCTTGTCGTGACGCAAGGCAAGAAGATCGTTCAAAGCGGGAAGCGCAAGGGCGAGCCAGTCCTCGAGGCGACCATCACGGCTGACCGCAAGAACACGCCGGCTCACGCGGACCCGGCTGTGATCAAGGGTTGGCTGGAGAACATGCCAGACGTGGATGCCTACTACCCGATCACCTCGACCGAGGAGACGGCGAAGAAGCTCCAGGAGTGGATCGACGCGGGCGCGCACGACGTGACCAGCGACGGCACCACACGCGGCGGCGCCGCTGAGAAGCCGCAAGCAGAGGCGAAGGCTGAGCCTGCGAAGGCGGAGGCCAAGCCGGTCGAACGCAAGCCGGCTCCGAAGCCTCCTACGGCCAAGAAGTCGATGCTCGCTGAGGTCGATGACAGCATGGATGACGCGCTCGACGACCTCGAGACCGGCACCTGACACTGAGACGAAGGGCCTTCACGGGCCCTTCGTCGTTTGCGATGGAAGCTCGTAGTTTGACGTGAGGTCGAGAGTACTAGTCCTCGATACCAAGCGTGAGGAAAGAGCACCCGATTCTTAATCGGAAGGCTGCAGGTTCGATCCCTGCCCGTCGCCCTAGGAAAGCAAGACAAGATGGCAAGCGCAAAGAAGAAGGCAGACGACAGCACACCTACGAAGAGCGATCTCGGTGACGATTTCGTTCAGGATCTCATCAAAGATCTGAACCGCGAGCACCAGACACGTGTGGCGTGGAATCTGTCAACTGACATGTCGCCGACGCACATCAAGCGGTGGGTGTCGACCGGAAGCATCCAGCTTGACTACGCGGTCGCCAACAAGCGCGGCGGCGGCCTCCCTGAAGGTCGCATCATCGAGATCTACGGCAAGCCAAGCATCGGCAAGTCACACATAGCGGCGCAGATCTGTCGAGCGTGTCAGCGAATGGGCGGCATCGCCGTCTACATCGACACCGAGAACGCAGTCAACCCTGAGAACCTGCGCGCGCTCGGCGTCGACGTCAGCAAACGCTTCGTCTACGTCGAGACCGGGTGTGTCGAGGACACGTTCCAGGTCATGGACTCCATCATCACGAAGACGAAGGCTGCGAACAAGGACGTGCCCGTCGTGATCATCTGGGACTCGGTCGCCGCCACGCCTGCGAAGGCGGAACTTGAGGCGGAGTACACACAGGAGAGCATCGGCTTGCAAGCGAGACAGCTCAGTAAGGGTTTCCGCAAGATCACACAGCTCATCGGCAACCAGAACGTCACGCTCGTCTGCCTGAACCAGATCCGCACGAAGATCGGCGTGATGTTTGGCGACCCCATGACGACCCCAGGTGGCCTGTCGTTGCCGTTCCATGCCAGCACGCGCATCGCGTTGTCCGGCGGCACGCAGATCAAAGGCAAGAATGACGAGCTCATCGGCATCAACGTCATCGGCACCGTCATCAAGAACAAGGTTGCCGCTCCCTTCCGCAAGATCCTCTTCCAGATCCACTTCGGACGTGGCATCGTCGAGCACGAGGAGTTGTTCGACGTTGTGCGTGAGTACTGCGACAAGAACAAGATCGAGAAGGACGGGAAGCTGCTGTCCATCTCAGGCACAAGCTCATGGAAGGAGCTCAACGTCGCTGACGCCAAGACCGGCGAGGTGCTTGTCGAGAAGAAGTTCTACAAGGGGGACTTCGGCGACATCATGC